CGCGTGTTGCGCTTGTCAATAGCATTTTGCTTGCGGTCTTCGGCAGTGACGGCCTGCTGCTGGTCGTACTGCTTCGTATCCCTCATCATTTTTTGCATGTTGATGGCTGTGTCACCTTGGCTTTTTCCCCGGGTTCCTATGCTTTCAAGAACGCCAAGAAGGGGTAGGGCATAATCTGTAAAACTGTCCGGACTGTTAAATAGTTTTCTCATGATGGAATTTTGAGAAACCCCTTTGCTTTCCGAGTCAGGAGAAAACGAATTGTCAGAAATCATCGCAGAATCTTCTTTTGCCGGAACTGCGTCGAGAGTTTTTTTTGTAGCATTCGATGAGTCAGGCTTTTTCATTGCATCCGCAACGGCGATAGCGTGTTCGGCGATTTTTAAAAATTTGTCGTCGTCCGCCGATGAATCCGACATTATGTCGTCGGGGGTTCTCGAATCTTCTACAATCCCCTGAGAATAATCGTCGGGCGAAGGAATAATTATTTGTTTGTTCTTTTTTCCAACATCAACAGGTGATAGATAAGCCATATTTTTTCCTTATTAACTGTTAATTGCCGCACCCACTCCCGATTCTATGTCTGACGACGGACTTGATCCTGAATTCAAAAGAGAACCCCAATTCACCGAACCCAGCGCCCGTGCCGAACCTGTGATTTGATCGGGGGTTGAATTTGTATCGTAATTCGGTTTTCCTGGCCCAACCTTTGGTTGATTGGGGCCAAACGGAACGGCCTTTTTTAACGCCCTGGCAATAGCTTGTTTCCTTTGATCTTTTTGTTGCTGAAGAGCGTTGTCTGTGTCTGTCGAATCCATACCTTGTTGATAATCTTTTGATTTTTGGGTGTTGCTTTGGTCTTGCTGGTCTTTCCATATTGCGCCGCCAGCCGAAGCAAGCGCCAAAATAAGTGCAAGAATACCCATAACCAAACCCCTTTCAATTTATGTTAATTGCGTTCCGGTTGTCCAAAGTTCAAAAACTGCACCATTTGGCCCCATCGTCGGCTTGTAATAGGCCCCCGCTTGGTTTGTATAGAATATAGTTCCGTCATCAAGCATATGTTTTACATACTGCGTTCCGGTAGAATCAAAAACAGCAATCATCTGCTGATTAGCGCCTTTGGGAATAGTCATACCAGTGGGAAGTGTAAGATTATCCGGAACAAGATCTGTATAATCGTTTACTGAGGTGGTAATACCAGTCGTGGGATCAAATTCCGTTGTACCTAAAGGAAGTCCCGAAAATGTTGTTAAATTTTCGTTTTGTGGTACGTTAGAATTTTGAGTGTATGCCGAAGGAGTGCCACCAGATGAATCCGTTGCGGAAACCAAAATACCCGCAGCATTAGGAGTTAGGTCGGAAATCGTCCCATTACTTGTGGCTTGAAAGATTGAGTTCACGTTGGCAGAAAAATTCGGGTCGGTTTTGTAATCCTCTGATGTGAGAAGTGTGCTTTGATAATTCAATGCTTGTGTTACGCCGTTTTGCCATTCAGTCAATGATCGACCGGCCAATCCATCTTCGTAACTCTGGTATGATATAGGATCGGTTTGTTGAAGATTCGCGAGCGTGGCGGGATCAATGACTATTTTTGCCTGGCCTTGGTCATAATATGATTTTGCCGTTGCGGTAATTAAGTCATTTGTTTGCGTGACGGCCTCATTAACATCTGCAGTTGTTGATATGGTTCCTGGAATTGCGGTTGATCCGGGAGTTCCCGCCGGGACAATGTTTCCATTTGCATCTACAGAATATCCTACCGCAGCAAGTATGGACTCTTGTCCCTGTACAAGAGTTCCGGCGTGGTACACTGCGCCGGGAGTTCCCGCAGAGACGGTATTCCCGCTTGCGTCCGTAAAGTACCCTTGAGCGTTTTGTTGTGTCGTTTGCTGGGCTTGACTTTGTATTGCCAGTGTTCCCGGAACATACTTTGCGCCGGGAGTTCCCGCAGGAACCACATGTCCGGTCGAGTCTGTATAATATCCTTCTGTTTGTGCTTCTTCTATTGTCAGCCCCGCCGCTTGAATTTCTGCGGTTCCCGCTACATGGTTTCCGTTCGCATCAGTATACCCTTCGAGCTGTGCCTGTTCGATGGTCATTCCTTGTTGCTGAATCGCTTGGGCGTCAGCCTGAATTTTCTCCGTGCTGGCAATCTGTTGCGTTTGCAATGCCGCAGTAGCGCCGATTTGCGTACCTTGCATGGTTTCCTGTGCGCCGATTTCCTGCCCCTGCAATGCAGCCTGAGATGCAAGCTGCGCCGCTTGCAATGAAGCCTGGGAACCGAATCCCGCTTGCTGCATTTGTTCTTGTGCACCGATTTCCTGGGTCTGCAAAGCCGACTGAGAGCCGAAACCGGCCTGCTGCATCTGTTCCTGTGCCGCAATGCTTTCGCTTTGTAGTTGCTCTTGTGCCGCCCTTTGAAGTGCCGCTTGCTGGTCGGCCTCGGCCTGCGTGAGTTCGGTCTGTTGAATTGCGCCCTGTTGCTGTGCGTTGGCCGTTTCCGCAGCTACATCGGTGTTCCTTATGCCCTTTTCCTCAATGCCGCTTCCGGAGAGCCCCTGGGCCGCCATACGACGCGCCAAAGCCGCTTGCTGTGACTGCCGTTGCGCTTCATTCGACGTGGCCGCCTGTTGGCTCTGAAGATCATAGGCGTTTTGCCCGTTGATCGTCGGCGGGGAGTATCCCGAATATGCACTTACTGCGCCACTGTTTGCTGTTATAGCCATTATCTTAGACTCCTGAGATTGTAGACAACCATCAATTTATGGACCTTCCAGTACAGATTCAAGGTGTTAATCAAAAATTGAAACTGAATATCCCTGGATTCCGAACCAAACAAACCAATTTTCACCTTTTGCCTTGCCAAGCCACCGCCCCAAACATTATTGCCCCACTGGAATTCTTCCCAGTTTGAGCCGCCACTGGCAAGATTCACGAGAATTACTTGGCCTGGACTCATGCCGAAATCAAGGATATATGTGAGGCTCATGTTGAAATCGCCCTCACATTCAATCCACAAATAAAGCCAGCGCCACACCTTCCAATTATCCTGATGTTCCGGAGCTCCACTTATCGCCGCCGTTGTGTAGTAGGAATTTATTGAGTTGCCATTGTCGTTCGTTCCTACATCGAGCTGGTATATTTTGCCATCTGCCAGAGATGAACCGCCGTACAAATTCCCCTGGTACTCGCAGAAATTGTTGATGTTGTGTTGATCAAATAATGCCCATGCTCCATTTGTCCGGTCGGGATTCGATATACGGGCAAAGTCGTATTGCAAAACCTTGTTATTCTGTCCGAAAGTTCCGTCAGCATAGGCAAGCCAGACTTTATTTTTATGCATCGCCATTGCCGATTTGTAAATTTGTGTCTGATTAGCATTAAGGATTGTCGGCTCAATGTCGAACGAGTGCGAGTCTGCCTGAAAATTTCCCGAATTGTCCGTTGCAGAACCAAGAGCCAGGCCGTTTGCATCCATAGCAAAAACGCCGTTCTTATTAAAGAACGCAAGCATGTTGCTGAAGAACGCCAATGCTTTTCCGCTCTGTCCTGACCATTGCGAGGGAGATTTCGTAATATACCAGTTATCGGAACCCGTGGTTCCGGTTGAATCCGGTAAGTAAAGTATGTAAACAGAGCCGTTTCCGTTCATGTCGTTCTTGTGGATGATTATTGAGTTTCCAAAGGGCGCTATCCCGGTGATCGGGAACCCGTCCCCCTGGCCAACAGCAATGTAATCAGTTGAACTCCATATTTCCGGCTGTCCGGCATTGCTGAAATACAGCCACATCGGTTGGTTCGGATCGCCCGCCGCAAATACATATCCACCGTATTGACAAATAAACTTGCACGGAACCATTTGCCCGTTGTCGGCAGGGGCAACGGTAACCAAGCTTGCGTCCGGAACACTGTCCAGTATGCTTGTCGTTCCGTTCACCACGGAAGTTACCAAATTGTACACGTCGGCGGCCTGTGCGGTGTTCCGATACACGTTTACAAAGTTCACACCAGCGGAACTAGGCCATACGGGAATATTGCTCAACTGTATGTTGTTTGCGTTGACCGTAAGGCTTGCGCTTGGTTGCCCATAATCGCCCTCGGCAAGTCCGGAAGTTACCCCGGTAAAGACATAGGTATAATCTCCGGTGAGTGGGCCTGCTCCGTTTATTGAGGGTACGGCGTTGTTCGGGACAACGGGTGCTCCAAGCTGGGTAAAATAGTTTCCGCTCCATTTGTAAACTTGAGCGTAGCCGTTCGTTGCTATCACAAAATCATGATACTGCAAAAGGGAAACGTCTTGACCAACAGTGTATAATCCGGTGGAACCAGAAACAGGAGTATAAGACGCCACGCCGCCCTGCCACATTGTACCGTTACAGACAGCGACAAGAAAAGAAGCGTTGTCACTGCGATTAAATGGTGCCAAGCCGTCAATAGGAGCCGATGCTATCGGGCTCAAATACTGCACCTGTCCGCGCCGCGTTCCAACCGCTCCGTAATCGTCAAAAATCACATTGAGCAAGTCAGGCGACTGGTTAGGCGGCAATGACCCGGCGTTATTTTTGGTGTTTAGTCCACCATCAAAGACCGGAATTTCGATTTGATATTTCATTAAATCATTCCGCCAAGCGTTGCAGGGTACAAATCCGCATCCTTGACAACAGAAATTCTATCAGACCGAAGGCGATTGTTCCAAGTAATTACCGACGCCTGTAATCCTTCCTGCCATGCCGTTTTAAAAAACGGGGCATTGTTCGATTCCTGATCCTTTGCCCACATTCTCCACATGCAATAATCAGGAATCAGGTGATGAAAATACTGCGGAATGTCAAACGAGGTCGATGAAGACGTAAGAATTGATGGCTGCCAAATCCCCCACATTTTTACGTTTTGGGCCTGATTCGGAGTAGGGTAAAGGCCGATGTTGTTTCCAAAAATATAGTAGGAATCAGGTTCCGAAGCCTGAATTGGTTGCCCGTAAGACAACCACTCCCTGTTTTCAAGCTCTCTAAAGTCAATCTTCTTAAGCCTAACCAAATCCCACATGACGCGAGTGACAAAAAGCACGCCGGACGGCATGGAGTATTCCGCGACGTTTGACAGCGTGCTGATTGAGCTGTCGGTCTGCTCGTTGCACTTAGTCAGGTTGTTAATCAGGCATTCGGCCTGCCACTGATAGTTGTAAATCTCCTGGTCTGTCCAAAAGTTTGCAACGGGCTCATTTACCTGATCCCTGATTGTTTGCAATATCTGTGCTGGTGTCATTTTCGACCCCGTTCTTGGTTCTCCTCACACCCTTGGGCCAGCCCTTGTGTACTTGCTGGTGCTTTTGCCTGGGATGGGCTGTCTCGACTTTACCTGTCACGGTCACGAGTTCCGAATCGCCCTCATCTTCCTTGATCCTCTGCGGATTATGCACGGCAAGATGAGCGTTCAACAGGTCAAACGTTCCAAACGTCCTTCCGCACGAGTGGCAAATGATTTCTTCTTCCTGGTCTTTGCCTTTGTCGGGAAGATCCTCGACCTCGATGATCTTTTCGACGCCCTTGCCTGGATAAGAGCCGCGAAACTGTGCGGCGTCATACGTCCCCATGACGACAAACTTGCCAGCCGGAATGGAAATGATGCGATTTTTGAACTTCTCGCTGTAATCGCTTTTTCCCCTGTTCCACACTCTTGAATTCATGACACACTCCCTTTGGTTTTTTTTGGTGGTTACTGCAAAAGATGAACGTTGACTGAATAGCCCGCCGTTACAGCGGAAATACTCATTTCAACCTTCATGTACGCGAAACTTCCCGTCATCGGTGGCCCGACCACTGTCCGGTTCCCGCTGAATTGCGGAACTTCCCAGTCTTTCAGGCCCGAACCGGCTGAATATTGCCCCATGACAACGAGCCGCCGATACGTCCCTGTTGCCGTTGCGGTATTGCACACTTGAATGTATGCGTTTGCCGTAGCACTGACAAGGTTTGTACCGCTCACAAACGTGGGGAATTCAATCATGATTTGATTGACTCCAAGGGTCGGTATAGCGGTAGAAAGTACGTTCGTATTGGTTATCGTTGCCGATAGTACCTTATGTCCGAATTGTCCGTACATAATGGCTCCTTACTTGCCCCACGCGACGACATTGTACTTGCTGTTCGACACGGAGCTATTGACTGTGATCGTTCCGGATGTCACAACATACGACAAAGATCCCACCGCAGCGGTCTGAGGCGTGACCATTGCGAAATTGCAGAACTTGAGAGGAACCGGAATAGTGTCCGCTGAGCCGCTCAATGTGAACGTGCCCGCCGTTACTCGCTGGTTTCCCATGACTATCATACGAGGAACTGAGGTTACCGCTGAATAGGTAGATGCCATAATGCTTCCCTTCTAAAAAAGCAACATTGTACTGTTTTTGTCCTGCATTTCCTTCTGTGCCTTGTGATGGTCATAGGAATGCAAGAAGTGACTGAGTGGCATTTGAATTATCTGCTTGATGTTGCCGTTCGGATAAGCGCCCAAGATTCCGCCTTCCGTGCAATTGTAGAACAAGGAAGGATGGCCGCCACGACCGCCCAAAGCCATAAACTCAAACCACTTCGAGAAATTGTAATATGATTGCCAGGTGAAAACGCGGTTTCCGAACACGTCAGTAACCGGAATCACCCCGCTGAACATCTTGTCGTAAGGAGAATCCCATGAGTGAAATTTCTTCTTGGGGCTGAACGAGAAGTCTGCTCCTATAAACGCAATCGGATTCGCGCCGGATATTGCCCGAGCCATGTAATAGGCCGCGCCGAGAGCATTTCCGCCCGTGTTAAAATAGCAATTGAAACCTATCTTTTCAATCTGTTCAACATACCGCTGATCCGGTATGACGGTGTTGAAAAACAAAATTTTCCCTTGCCATTTTTCAAGGAGCTTCGGATTCGCTACTATGCACGTCACCAGCGTCCTGTCTTTTGTCAGGTTCCAATAATGCGCCTCATCCTTCTTGCCGCCCTGAAACATTTCTCCTATCGTAATATCCTGACTGTCAAGATTTACGTAGTAATCCGCAGGGCATTCAAGATCTTCGAGGTATCCGAAATTGTGCAAACACGAAACGAGCCCGACCTGATCCCTGTTCTTGAGCAACATTGCGTTCTTTTTTAAGCTTGGCCCGCTTCCGGCGCATACCATGGGCTTGTATGCCCACTTGCCGAAGTCCTGCATCACCGAGTTCGCCTTTACATCGTACTTGCCGGTGATGTACTTGAGATGTTCGAGCCATTGTTCAATGAACGACTCAATCGTGATCGTATCGGAACTGCATGCCTGTCCGTAAAGCTGCGCGTTGCTCATCGGGGGCGCATCGATTGTCCCCTGGTAACACATGTCGCTCGGCTCAATTGACAGCTCCAGCTTTTGCTTCAATAAATCGTTCTCGGTTTGCAGAGCAATCATGTCTACCTGCTTTGGAGCCAAAACAAGCTCTTGCACGCTTGGCCTTGTGTCGTTTGCATTTGTCGTTACTTCTTCGCTCATTTGCTTTCCCCTTTGGTAAAAGAAAGTGTTTGTTAATGTTTCACGTGAATCAACCTTCAGGCCAGGCATGACACCACCAAAGGGGTCACACCCGGCCATCCAGTTGTTTTACTACGTCGATGAAAAGTTCACCGCCGCCAGAATTGTCGCACCTGTTGCGCCGCTTCCAAGCGACCGACCGACCGGCTGATACGATGTAAGAAGCGCGCCTGCCCCGCCAGTGGTTCCAGACATACCGCCTACGAGAATCAGGGACATATCACCGAACGTCCCCGATCCTGTTACGCACAGGATCTTGGTCTCTGCAACGCTGTTGCTTGCCACGGTGACCATGCCGATACCCCGGCGAAGAACCCAGCCGTAGGTGTTTGTTGTCAAGGTCGCGTTCTGCACCACGCCATAGGCCGCATCGCCTGTGGTCATTGATGCGCTGATTGTGGTCCCTGATCCACCGCTGGAAAGATTAACCGCATTGCCGGGGGCAATGGCAACCGCATCGCCATTGTAAACGTACTTGTACTCGCCGCCGTTCCAGTATCGAACCGCGCCGAGCTGGACGGTGTTTGTCGCTGTCACCGCACTGATCGTCTCGGTAAACAGATTGGGATTGTCATAAAGTGTTCCGGGCATGTTCTATCTCCTTGAAAAAGTTTTCTGATTCATTCAAAATCACATGGTCGCTGTCGCTTATGCCGTCAACGCACTGAGCACACCCTGCATACGGGGGTTGTCGATCACCAAAGCGCCAGCCCAATAAATTTTGGCGCTGGAAATGTTCTGGTTTGTCGGCTTGATGAACGGTTCGAACCGGAAATTTTCGTCTTTGTGGACGAAAAGGTGAATGTAGTCCTCGTTCAGTGTGAACATGTACCCTGAGTCACACTTGTTGTCGACCACGACCGGCTTGCCTTCGAACATGATGTTGATGAAACCCGCGTTCGCAGTCTCGGAATCCATGAACCTCTGCTGCGGCTGAATCAGGCCGTACAGAGAATCGTAGATTGTCTGAGTGGTCGGTATCACGGTCGGCTTATCGTTGCCGATTGTGCATTTTCCAATCATCGTACGAAGCGCCGGAATCGTGATTGTCGTGGTTGTCGTGTCGGTCTGTGCCGCCCACCACGAGTATGTTGAGTCGTTGATACTCAGGTACGAACGGGAAGAGCTCACTGCGGTTTCAAGGCCAACAAACTGAAGGTTGGCCGTTGTGCCGCTGTACAGTGCCGTACCAAGGTTGTCGGCCAGCGTTTTTTCCGCAAGCTGGACTTTGGCTTTGACAAAATTGATGATCTGGCTTTTTCCGCTGTTCTTCAGTTCGTCCGAGCGAGTGATCGTGATGTTTGCGTAGGCAAACGTCCAGTCGGCAATCGCGTTGTCGATCTGGTCGTTGGCTGTGGTGTTCAACGTATCCGCGCCTGAATACCATCCCGCCGCCGTCGTGGTCGCATATGCAACCGGCTGTATGATCTGTGCGCCGCCATCGATGACTTCCATCCACTTCTGCTTTGCACGCTGAAGCAGGACATTGCTTTTGAAAATGTTGTCGACGAGTTTGGGGACGAAATACTTCTGCGTGATTGCCCCAACTTCACCGTAATTGATTGTTGCCATACCCTTTTCTCCTTTAGTTTGTGATGCCTAGTTCTTGTTGTGCCATTTGAGCAAGCTGGGTATAGGTCATATCCTGATGAGAGACAGGCTTTGGAGCCACCTTCTGCGGAGCTCCGGTTGTAGCAACGACGCCAGCACGGATATTCGCTTGACGTTCATCCGCCAAACGCTTCAAGACTGCGGCTTCCGTGTTGGTTTTCAACTTGTCATACGTAACAAGCCGGAACGCTTTTTCCAGATCGTTCAAGCCGTGATCCATGGCGGCTTGTAAAACCTGTTTTTCCAGCGTGCCTTCGCCCGCATCAGACTGCCAATCAAATTCGGGATGTTTTGCTTTCAATCCCGAAACCTCTTGGTCAAGAGCCTGATCTTCTTCCTTCTCTTTCATCCTTTGAACATCCTGAGTGACCGTATCCAGCTTTTCAAGCTTTGCCTGAATTTCCGGAGGAAGCACTGGCATTTGTGCCGGTGGTTGACCCGGAACTTGAGGTTGAGCCGTTTTCTGCAAAAGAGCAAAAATCTCTTTTTGCAACAGGGGGTTTTTCTCGAAAGCTTCGTTCAGCCGTTCAAGCTCTGCAACCTTGGCCTGCCTAGCCTGGAATTCAGTTTGCTGCTTCTTGAACTCTGCTTGGTTCTGTGAAAAGTTGTACCCTCCTGACAACCATTGACGAACCTGATTTTCGTCTTTAGGCAATATTCGCTGCCCTTTATGCTCGAAAGCGTAAAGCTCCGGATTAAAGGTGGTAGCGTCGGCCTGCGGTGTTGCACCGCTTGCGTCCGGACTGCTTGAGCCATCAGGAGAAACAGCAGTATCGTTGGAAACGACCGAATCGGTTCCAGTGTCCGCTATTGCCTGGGCTGCGGCATCATCCATTGCTTGATCTGGCATAATGAATCCTTCCTTTGACGGAGTTGTCTTGCGACATCATTCCGTCCCTTTGGTTTTGGTGTTTACTTTACTTATGCGGGGATGTCTTTCTGCCCCGTCCAGTTATTGTCAGCGATTGGCGTGAAGCCCTCGCCGCTCTTGTAATCGTGCCTGGTCTGATCCAGGTTGATTGTCGAATCCGTTCCGTATGCGACATTGGTCTGATCGCCGCCGCCATCGTTCACGAACTTCATGCCGGGATCACCACGGCCCGAAGCGTCGCGAGGTGCCGCGCTCATCTTTGAATCGTTTCCGAGCAAATCGGCTTTGCCGTCACCGGCGAAATAGACACCATTGTTACCCATTGGAAACCTCCTATATTGCTGGTTTTGCTGTTGCGTTTGCGTTCATCGGCATAGTATTGTTCATGCCGCCCGCCTGTGGCGCTCCCGGAGCCGCTGGGGCTTGTCCTGGGGCGGCGCCAGGTGGCGGTTGCCCTGGGGCTCCTGGGGCTGGGGGTTGTCCCGGCTTCGCGCTTGGTCCGCCCGCGCCGCCCATTTGCTGAATAGCTTGAAGCAACGCCATGAATGCCTGCTTGATTGCGCCGGCTTGGGGGTTGCCCTGCTTCTCCAAAGTAAGAACGAAAGTCTGAAGCCCTTGAAGGTTCGTGAGAACCGGGTTCTGCGGAGCCGCTCCGCCGCCGTTCGGTTTCGTCGCGTCACCACCCGGCATATTCAATTCCGGTATTTCGCTTGCCGAAGGGTATTTTGAATCTTTAAGATTCATTTTTTCCGCCTTTCATGCGCCGGGAAATGGCGCTTGACATTTGTTTTGTGTTGAGAGAAGATTGGACTTTCTTTTTCATTTCCTTCAGGGTTTCTTGGTTACGAGCCTGAAGCTTTGGCGTTTCCATCTGCGGGGCCATAGACACCTGGCCTGGAAGAAGTTCTTCCTCGTCGATGTTTGCTATTGTTTTTGTACTGCTAGAATCCTCTCCAGTTGTCGAAACAAGATTTGTATTAACCGGACAACCACAACGAGTCTGTCCCTTGGGAACATCTATCACTTCCAGGGGATTCGGCTTCATGATGTTGTATTTAGACGACGCCATTTTGTTTCATCCTTCGGTTGATTGCCCCGCTCATCTGGTTCTTGTCTAGCACGCCGCGATTTGCCTTGAACATCTTTTGGTTTGCCGCTTGCCCGCTGTTCGGTTGTGGAACGGGTTGTTGCGGCATAGCTGCGACCGGAGCCGACACAATGGGCGGCTGTGGCAAGGTAACATTGCTCGGTTGCTGCACCGCCTGCATGTTCGGCGGGAACCCTGACGGCACCTGGCCCGGCATTGAGCCATTAACGGGAACCGGATTAGTGGCAATAGCGCCATACCGGGGCGCTCGCATTGTCTGGTTGATATCAGGTATGGGCATTACTTACCTCCTGGGGGTGGGCCACCGGGCGGGGGCTGATTCGCTTTTGCCGCCGCCGTTGCGTCCGTCATGCGCTTGAGCACTTGGTCAGCTTTCGGCCAGTCTAGCTTTTCAAGTAAATCTTCCTGGTCAATCGCTTTCTTGTCAAACAACTGCAGCGCCAGATTTGACCGCTTGTCCTTCATAAAGGGCAATGATGTACCGGACTGCACTTCCACGTCGAACACACCCTTAGTCGGCTGGCTCTCTGTCCAGTCTTGGACGCTTATAAACTTCTTGCTTGCTTCGTCGTAAGTGTGCGTCTTGCTTGCATACTGAAAAGTTCCATCTTCGTTGTTCTTGAAATAGAACTCAAAGAACTCCGGCCATCCCTGTTGCTTGGTGATTCGCGTCACACGAGGAACGGTGTAATACTGCATCATCGTGTTGATAATCAGATAGCCGAGCTGGGTCAGCGACGTTTGCAGGTTGCGCTCTTTGAGCCTGATGCGCGTCTGTGCGGCTTCCTGTAGCTCCGATATGGCTTCCGCCGCTGTTATCCCGCTCGGTTTTCTTCCCTGCGTTATGTCGTGTACGCCGCTTAACTGGTCAACGATTTTCAGCAACTCAGAATAGAAATTGAAGATGTACGCCGGAACCGCTG